TTTTCTTGACTACATTTTCTTCTTGACTCATTTCATTCAAAATACCCATACCTTCACGGCTGTTTTCCGCAAAGATTCTGATATCACCACAACCAGCATTCATTCTAGCTGGGAATGTAATACCATCGGGTCCGAATCGATTCTTAATTACATGGAATCGTGCAGTATTAGCTTGTTTATCTGACATCTTACGACTTAGTGACATAACAAAGTCAGCGGTCATAATTTTACGATAACTATCTGAAATGTTATTGGCCTGAATAATGTCTTCATCCATAGCAGCACGGTTACTCTGTGAAGCACTCCAAATAGGAACTTGTAATTCACCAGCTACACCACGAAGTTCTTCATAAATACCACCTGCCTCACTATAACTGTTACTATTTCGTTCACTTTGTGATGGACGAAGAATATCAGCATAGTCAACAATAATCATATCCACCTTAGTACCTAGAGTTTGAATTCGTTCCGCATGTAGTTTCAAACTATGAGCAGATACAGTCTTAATTGGAAAGTACTTAATAATCAACTTACCAGGTACTTCTGCAATCTTCTTCTTAACAATATCAATGTTGTTACGAATATTTTGGAAATCAATTCCAGTAAAACAAGCATCATAACGAAGACCAACATAGTTTTCATTCAATTCCAAAGTATAATGTAATACATTTTTACCTTGACGCATTGCTTCTGCACCCATCTTGGCAAGAACCCAACTCTTACCACTACCTGCACAAGCAGTGATAATTCCTAGTTCACCACCAGCAAGGCCACCATCCATAATACTATCTACTTCTGTCCAATTAGTCTTGACAGTCTTACGAGCCATTTGACTCATACGCTTTTCAATATCAACCATGTATTCATGTCCAATATTGCGTTCCATACCAGCTTTCATCGCAACATCAACTACATGTTTGATCTTATCATATTGACCACTCTTCAAATGATCAACACTTTCCATAATAGCATTCTTGATCTTTTGATTCTTACAAAATTCAAGAAACTGTTCTTTGATGTACTTCAAATCAGTGTCACTGATTTTCTGGTAAACCAAACGAAGTTGTTCTACAACGGATTGTTTCAACAAATCATTTTCAATACCGTCAACTTTAACCTTAAAGACTGCCAAGGTTGGTAAGTCTTTGTATTGAAGAAAATAACTAATCGTTTCTTTAACGATAAATTTATGCGCATCTGTCTCAAAACTATCTGGTTCCAAGATATCGCTAATTCTTTCAATGAATGTTTTATCCGACACCAAACCACTAATACATTTGATTTGGAATTCAGATCCGAATTTTTTTAGGTTATCAATAATTTTTTCCGACATAATTTTATATAATTTATCTACACCAACTATACCACACCATTTCTGTAAACCAAGATTATTTACAGAACCATTGAATTGATTTTTCCAAACACTTCATTTAACCACACCATGCTATTTGGAAAATTATTTTGCATACAGTCTTCTACCAACAATTTACTAAAACCAAATCTGTCAAGTTTACCGATTGGTTTTTCCATGATTTCATTGATTCTCAATTGCGAGAATGATTGAATTTGTGTGTCATGCAATTGCATTAAATCATAATTACGCTGCATGATATCTTTGTTCTCTAACACAGTATCATACAACTTTAATTTACCTTTGTGAGTATCACTATAATTGTATAATTCTTGTAAAGAATATTGTTTATCCTCTGTAAGAATAGGATAACACTTGATAATAGTTTTTAACCCAGCACCTTTAATGCCGTCGATATTATCACTACTATCTCCTTCCATTATTCTATAATTGATAAAGTTCTTACAACTAATACCATATTCCAATAAAATTTCTGCACAACCATACAATTTCTTTTTGGTTGGACTCCAGATTTTAATTCTATCACCGGCTAGTTGTAAGAAATCTTTATCCGCACTCATAATAGTAACATTACTATTCTTAAAGTACTCTTTAGCCAAATAAGCAATTGTGTCATCTGCTTCAATATGATCAATTGCCATTGTTGTTACAGGCAACTTATCTAGATATTGTACAGTTCTCAACAACTGTTTCTTTAGATTTTTATCTTCAGTATCTGGAGTGGTAAGATCATCATAAGCTCTATTAAGCCTAATTTTAGTCTTTCTACCACTCTTGTATTCTGGATAAATCTTTCTTCTTTTCAGTGAACCCCCTTGACCATCGGATACAATAACAATCTTTGTAGGATTGATTAATTTAACCGCATAACCAATGCTTTTTAAACACCCAGCAATTCCACCAGTATGATTACCATTGGTATTGAGGGAGGGGGAGGCCATGAACGCTCTAATAAAAGTGTTCATGAAATCAACAATTAATACTTCAGAATCGGAGGATCTATTCAATCCTCCAACTCTGTCTTCTTGTTTTACATTATCGAATAACGAAAACAACCTCTTTTTTTCACTGTCAGATAGATTACTCATTCTCAGATGATACACCAACATCTTCGTCTGTGTCAACAACTGCGTCATCAACAATGACACTATTTGGATCTTTATATTTCATAATTACTGCGTCACAAATTTTCAAGTAAACTTCTTCACTCAAAACTTTATCCGTCTTCATTGTTTCTACAAAGTCCTTGGATTGGAACTTCCACTCACTACCATCATCCTTTTTATAAGTATAATAAGCACCACCCTGTTTAATTAGATTCTGATCCTTTAGAACCTTAATCCAACTACCATAGTCAGCTATTCCACTGTCAAAGTAAATATCAAAACTAGCTTGACGCTGTGGTGGTCCCATACGGTTCTTGATAACAACTGCTTTACATTCATTACCAATAACATCTTCACCTTTCTTTAGTTTACCAGTGTTGTTCAAACGAACACGAACACTACAATGATATGCTAATGCCTTACCACCACTAACTACATACTTGTCACCAAATGCCATAGCATTTAGATTCTGACGTAATTGATTGGTAAATACAGTAAGAACTTTTTGTTTACCAATCATGTTGGTGATCTTACGCATTGCTTTGCTAATAATAATAGATTTACCAGTAGCAAATCCATCTTTACCGTGATCACTCTCCAACTCTGCCTTTGTAGAAGCAGCAGCTACAGAGTCAATAATAAGTGTCAAAATACGATCTTTATTGCTCTTACGAACAATTCCAATCATCTTTTCCATCTGTTCAAAAATATCTTCTACAGTATCTACTTGAACATATAGAAGATTCTTTAAATCTACACCCAAACTCTTCCAGAATTCAGGAGCTGCAGCATTTTCTGTATCTAGTACTACTGCGACACCACCTTTACGCTGTGTTTCTGCACAAATATGAGCAGATACTAGACTCTTACCAGTTCCTTCCAACCCATTGAATTCAACCATCTTTCCAACTGGCAATCCACCATGAGGACGATTGCTAATCGCTAGATCAAGCATAGAAGAACCTGTACTAATCCAATCACTAATTTCTGCTGGATTTTCCTGTTCATCCAAGAAATATGCAATCTTACCGCCATCTTTATTGGCTTTATTTAACTCATTTGCGAGTAATTCGACTAACTCATCTCTTTGAGGAGTATCTTGTGTAACTTGGTTTTTCTTTTTCATAATAATATAAAACTAAAATAGGGGTGGCAGTAATATATACTACCACCCCACTACAAACAATTTATTTTAACTGTTAAACAAATTATCAAAAGCGGCTGCTACATCATCCGAATTTGATTTTGCTGCGGTAGCTGTTGGTGATTTATTCGTTGCAGTTGCTTTTGGAGCAGGAGCAGGAGTTTCCTCATCAACAATTGTGTTGACTGTTCCTTCAGAAGGAATTGAACCATCTGGATTCAACCAGGCATTCATTACTTCCTTTAGTTCGTCATAACTAAATTCAGGGAATAGATCCATGATATTAGTCTGTTGTGCCAAGATATCCTTTTGAGAAGGATCAATTGCAACACTTGCATTTGGTTTGACACGAATTGTAGTTTCTGGAAATGACTTACCAGAATCTTCTGCGGTACGGAATTCTACAACAATGTCACGACCATTGACCAAATCAGTAATATCACCGTAATCAACATCACTGATGATACTTAGAATTTCTTGGTAAACATTCTTACCAAATCCCCAGAAACGAACACCTTCGTTTTCCTCACCACGAACGATGATAGGAGCATAGGTACGCATCTTTGGTTCAAACTTACGACCCAAAATCCAGTCTTCCTTGTTTCCGGTCTTCTTCATACGATTGGACCATTCAACGATTGGATCAGGACGATTGAAACTATCGGGAGATAGATAAGTCTTGTTATTGATATTGTAGTGGAACTTTAGTTCGATAAAAGGATTATCGGTTTGATACTTGTAGGGAACGATACGAACTACTTGTTTACCAGGCTTTGGTTTCCAAATGAGATTGGTTTTGTTGCCTTGGTTTGTTAGAGAGCTCAAACGACTCTTCAATTTTGATATGTCTAATGCCATAATTTTTAATTAGTTAATTTAGTTAATTAGTTAATTAGATAACTCACACGAATTATTTAATAACAACCAATTAAGTTGTCATCAATATATATGAAGACCAAAAAGATTTCAACTTATTATATCAAATATTTTGACGGTGACAATTTTCACTGATACTTCGCTCGTTAAAATAATTGAATTTCTGTAGAGATTCCAATCCAATTGGAAGGTTTTATCAAAAACACCATTGTTTTCCTCAGCAATCAACTTATTCATTGCATTGAGAGTATACAATGTGTTTGTTTCTTTTTTTCTATGGACACTGATGGTGTTACGAAATTTCGATTGGTTACCATCATTTATTTCTACATTGTATGTTGCGTACAATTCTTTTGGATTGTTGACATTACACAATAAAAATATTTTACCGTTAATAACACTATAGAAACTTTTTATTTCTTGTATAGTATCATTATATTCTTTGGAATTGGTAAATGTACACAATAGTTGTTTGTTCTTCATTTATTTATTATTAGTTGTTTACCGTCAACATTCCACAATTTACCGACATAATCTCCCGAAGAATCAAACCAACTATTTCTTTTGTTATAAAATCCAAACTTTAAAGCTTCTTGTAAAGTATATTCAGTAGTCAATGCTTTCTCAATTGCTACCGCATCTTGTTCTTTTTCTTCGGGAGTTCTATCATCACTCTTTGATTTTTGTGGTTCTGCTTGTTGAACAGGTTGGGTTTGTTGTGGTTCAAATTCAATTTGTTGTCCACTTGGTTGTTCTGGCCGTTCGTCTCCATCAAATACATTAGCTTGACCCTTTTTTGGATTTTCTTCAAAATGGGTACCACGAGCAATAGCTTTTTGTTTATATTCTGGAGTTGGAAAGGTTACAAGAATACCATTTGTATTGTATGCTTGTCTTTCAGGATATTTACCTTCAAGCATTTTATTCAAATATTGATTTACGATATTTGAATCAACATTTGAATTCAACAAATATTCTCTTAATACTTCAATGTGTTCTTGTTTAGAAATATCAAATATACCGTTTTCAATTGAAATGTCGGTACTTGCTTTTTCTAATGCTTCTAAAAATATTTGTTTGATGTTCATAATTAAAATACATCCTCTTCACTTAAATTGGAACGATGAATTTCTGTTTTGAAAGAAAACTTACTTCCTCTTTCATTTCTTAATTCAATTGCAGAATAAAATGGTTTAACTTCTACCTTTCCATTTTCCTCTTCTTCTCGTATATCGAATATAATATATAAATATACAACGAAATATGTTCCTTCTTTATTTTTACTTACTTCAAATTTGCTTAATCTAAAATTCTTATTTTCACTTGCATCGATCAATTTTTTACCACTTGAAAATTCAGACTTGGTTCCCATTCTGTTAATTGTCTTACCATTAAATACTACAAGCGGTAAACTATCATTGTTACCAAAGATTGCTTCAGCAGATATTTGACTTGCAAATTGAATAAATTCTTTCTTGATTTGAGCTTCATTGCCCACATTCATAAATCTTTCAATGAACTTTTCATAAAACTTTATAGCTGCAATATTAGAATTAAAGATATTCATTGGTCTAAATGCACCTTTATTCATCGGAACATCACCTTTAGTAGATGGATTAAAATAATCATTATAAACTTTTATAGAAGCATTCTTGACTTCTTTTACATCGTCTGATGTAGTACCAGTTAGTTGAACCATAAACAGATTCTTATTATCAATCAATCTTACCTTTTCATTTATGGTGCTAAATAATGAATCTGGTTGAATTCTATTGATTTGTTGAATAAATATAGCAACATTTTTCTTTAAAGAATCGGTCATTTTTACTAATACTTCATCAGCTTCTCTTGCTTCAGATAAAACACCAATTTCTTTTTCAATAGTATCCCAACTATTAAACATAGTGGAATATTGATTTCTAGCATAATTCATGTCTTCTTGACATTTTTGTTCAATATTACCAAAAATCTTTACAATTGTATTTTTAACTTTTTGTGTAAAATCAGTCCATCCTTTTGTCAATTCCGCAGACAAATCTCCTATTTTTGATGAAATTCTATTGAGAGATGACTTTAACGATGATATAAATTCAATTTCAGTTAGTAATGTCTTACCCAAATATATTTCTTCAAATACAGGAGCACCACCACTAAATACACTGCGTGGATCTTTTTCAATTGGTTTTCCATCTGGTTGTTGTGATTGTAACCATTGATAGTATTTTTCTCTTTCTGCGGGTGTACCTGAAAAACTTAATTTGTCTGGTAAAATATCAAAAGCACCTTTCATTCTACCAATACGATAACTATCTCCACCAGCTTTCAAAGAAACCATTGCGAATTTCTTTCCAGTACCAGTAATCTCACATAAACTTTCATCGGTACCATTTACTTTTTTATCTTTTAAAGCAATTTGAATTTCTGATATACTACAATTGTACAACAATACCGCATCAGCAGTGTTTTCTTTTTTCTTATCTTTACTGGCATACCCACTATTATTGAAGAATTCATAGAACTTTTTGATGTCTTGATGAATAAATCCGGTTGGTTTTGCAGATGTTACATTTGCTAATGTTACACTAGTACCAGATGCCAATTCAATTCTAGCCTTTATATCAGCATAATTTTGATATAATTTATTTTTCCCAACCGCAGTAATTATTGCGGGATTATCTAATTGTTGTATACTCTTTAAGATCTTTTCTATTTCTTCCGATAATTTTAACCACTTTTTGATTGTATCTTTTTCTTTTGGATAATAATCCCCGTTTTCACCAAATATCTTATATAGAGGGAAACTTTCTCTCAATTGTTGACTGAATGGTAATGGCATAACAGTCTCAACCTGTTGTAACTTAACTTGTAAGTCTTTTAATTTTACATCTTCGTCTATATTCATTCGTATATATAAATATTGATATATACACGAAAATCAAATTGTTTTTAAATATCCACAACCGTCATACTATCATAATTTTTACCTATGTAACACTTTACAGGAAATTGATTATTTGACATCAACCTTTTCAATTCTACCAAAGTCTCTTTTTTATCGTTCTTGTGACAATCAAACAAAACACTATCATAAGTATATAAAATAGCCTTAGTTTGTTTACCGTTCAAATATTCATTAACTCTTACCAATGATTGCATTCCAAATTCAGTTTCACTGGCTTGTAAGATATAATTGAATAATTTGTTAGGATTTGGTTCATTTATATGGTTTGTAGTGATTCTTCTTTTATAAATCGGAGTTTCTACATAACCATTTTCATTAAAGAACTTCCATCTATGAGCAATATAATCACTCATTTTCTTAAAATATGGTATTTCTAATAATTCTGTGGGAATATTACCATACATACACTGAAATGTTAGGTTCTTTGACGCTTTAATTTCTTCGTCTGATAACTTATCCTTGCCATAGTATAACTTTCCAAGATACTCATAAGCATTTGGTGGTAAGTTATAATTGATCAACTTTGCAACTATGTGGGGGTGGTAGGCGCTATAATCAATCATAAATAACATACCATCATCACCATATCTACTGATAAATGAAGATCTACACCCGTTTTCTTTATTTAAAGCACTATAGTTTACATTACCAAACCTATTACTGGGTCGTCCTGTTGCAGTATATAGGTTATATTGTGTATAAACATAACCATCCTTATCTTTGATCGTTTTGTTCTCAAAATGCCTATTAAACAATTCTACATCCACTTTTAACCTATTATGTTCAAGAATTCTAAGATTGTCAGTAATTGTACTATTGATACTATAAAAACTATCATCAATCTTGACGGATTTGAGTCTAATCAACACTGCATCATACATACTTTCAAACTTTTCCAAATGTTTTACCATCGGAATTGCTTTATTCAATTCACCATATTTTTGAAACTTAGTTTTGATAACATTATGTGCAGTTGTATCAAATTCACTATAATCTTCAACTTTACCGTCACTAATAAAGAAAATGATGTTAATATCAAACAGATTATTGATAGGAAACAGATGCAAACACTTTTTCTTATCAAATACCCACTTCTTACCTTTTAGTTTGTTGAAATCATTGATTAACGATCCTTTATCGATAAAGACATTACAATCTGGGTGATTTAGATTGATAATATATGTCGTTTTGGATTTGAGTATATGGATTAACACCATACACAATTCATCTACACACGGATGTACTTTTTCATCTGATTGAATACATTCAAGAATAAAATCAGATGAAATATGCGATTCTAGGAATTTAGAATAGGACTGTTTATCCAGACACACCATTGACACAATGTAACATTATAACAACTGTAAGTCAATTATTTACCACCCCAAAATTCAAGTGGGTCATTCAAATAATTTTTTATTCCAGTCATTTTTTTCTCACTTTCAACCAATGTTTGGATGTTTTGTTCTTGAACGCCTTTTCGTTCAAGTATTTTGTTTTTATATTGATTGTTTTTTGGACCTGATATTATCCACTGTATATAAATTTTATTATAATATTGACTATATATTTGGTTATATTTGTCTTTATTCACTTCTGTTATAGTTAGCTCGTTAATTTTTTGTGTAAAATAACGATTAATATATCCTTTTGTATAATCATTCTTTGTAACAATTGGTTTGTAATATGTCGGAAATGCGACATCAGATAAAATGTCACCACCCAAATTTTGATATTGTTGAGGTGTAATCATACAATTTTATTGATTAATTTTATATTCATTTATACCATCAGTAGTAAATGTTACTGCTTTATTTCTAATTGATCTGATACCAGCTTTTATTGTCGTTGTCCAATTACCATTGTCGATTTTATGAGACACATCTACAATTTGACACATGATTTCTCTTTCAGAATAAGGACTTGGTAAATTTTTCAAGCTAAACAACTGAAATGTTCTTAATCCGGATATACCTTGTAATGTCATTTCTACAGTAAATCCTGGTTGTTGTCCACCATAAATATTTGAATTTTTCTCAAAATCCATGTCATTCATCAATGCAATTAATAATGTTTCATTTGGTAATACAAGATTTACTATATTCCACCCAATTTCTTTACCTCCCGCAACACCTTGAGCACGATTCGCCTGTTCGGTGATTTTAAAAGTCATTATATAAGAACCATTTGTATTTGTAGAATTTTGAGGTGGTTTTTGTAATTGTTTAATCACTTCAAGATTATTATCAATCAATTCTGATTTTCCAGTTCTTTCTATTGAACCTGTTGGTGGTGTTGGTGGTATTAAATTAAATCTATCACCATATGGAAATTGTAACGATTGATTTGAATTTATTGTTCCGTTTGGAGATTTTGAATTTGTCTTATTTGAAGATGCGGATGCAATTACTTGATTAGCAGCAACATTTGAAAGTTGAGCAGTAAAATTTACACTCTTAATAAATTTATTTGTTGATCCTATATCAAATTGATAAATTTTAAGATTATTAAATTGTATAAATTTTTTATCGACAATCTTCAATTTATGATCGTCTTCTATTACAGCTAAATCCCAGATTTTACCAGCCGCATTGCTCATTTTATTTAACAAATCATTATAAAATTTTTCAACAGTATCAGCGGATTTTGCACATTCTATAATTACCTTTGTATTAACATACAAATCATTTAAATTCCCCCAATATCCAGCAGGCTTTTTTGATACCGGTTCTTCTGAATCCCATCTAGGAAAAGATTTACTTCCTATCAATTCACTTTGTTTTTTTCTTTTATTGTTTTTATTTCCTATTTTATCAGTATATCTAAATCTATTAATTATACGATCCAAATTATCTCTAATTACCGCACCACCTGTTCCTACACTACTGTTTTCTTCATTTCCAAATTGTATACCAAGTATATTAAAGTTGGTGTTTGTAGATCTAACCTGTGTACCTGTTTTTAAAACTTTAGCAACAGTTCTATCATATGGAAATAATGAATCATAAGTCGATACTTTTGTAATTTTAGATGAAAAAATATTTGGATTTCCAAATCCTACTTGTTTTTGATAATCATTGTCTTCAGGATCATCAGGTTGTGGATAATAAATACCCGCATTAAATTTAGGAGCCATTGCATTAGGAATTAATAAAACATTACCGTCACACGAAATTAAATTAGGATGTGCTCCGATAACTATATCGCTTGTGTCTATTTCATAAAGATCAAATGGTTTAACATCACTTGGTTTTATATCAATTGGCTGTTTAAAAAATAAATTAGCAAGTTCAACCAAAAATCCAAAAGTTACCCATACATCTTTTTGATCAGACTTATCCCAATCATAATCTGCAATCCCTTTCATCAAAGATTCATCACCATATTCATTTTTTCTACCAACGAAGAATCTATCTTCAACTTTTTTATTCTTATTTGAATCCAAATAAAAATCTTTGGTTATAAAGTCTTTTGATTGAGATTCTTGTTCGTCTAATGGATCAAAAAAGTTTCTACTTAATACAATACATGCAGGTAACTTTGTTACTCTTTTTTCTAAATAAGAAGCAAATGAAGATTGTACATTTGTTTTTGTACTATCCGATTCTACTTTTGATGCACCATTTACCATTACACCAGAATAATTTGCATGTTTAGATAATATTTCAGTTTTACATTCAAATGTAATACCATCTTGACTAGTAAAATCAAATCCACTTATTATACCCATTGTAACATCATATAATCCATATGATTCTTTTATATTTTTATCATACAAAACAGATCCACTAACTGTAAACAAGTCTTTTAAATTTTTTAAATTGCTCTTTCGTAAATCCAACAATGATGCTTGATTAAAATGATTCCAACCAAATTCAACAAATGCACTAATTTTTGGAGATAAAAAATATGGTGTCATATACTCCAATTGAGCATATCCATAACATTTCCAATTAACTGTAATTTTTCTAATTCTTTCTTTTTGTACTACCGCATCAATTGATGTAATACCAGGAACAGGCAAAAATTTTTGAACTGTTCTATTTTCTTTTGAAATTGAATTTGGAAACGATACCAAATTACCATCATTAGACAGATCTAATGTATGTGGTTCGCCTTCTGAATCATATCCCAATATATTTTTATTATCAGGTATACCATATACTTGATCGAATCCATATCCTCCTTGTAATATAAACCCACTTTTTTCAGGATAATTACTTTTCTCATTTACTTTGCCAGTACCATTAGAAAATACCCTTACCCAAGCCGTCATTGGACCTTTATAGTTTTGCCAAGTACCATTATCATCCCAAGTAACATTTACAGGATATTCCAATCCAATATCATTCTGTCTTCTTATAAATTCTTTGATTATCCAATTTGGAATTGGATGTGGTGCCCACGGTCTATTGTCTGGTGTTTTTGCCATAACTTATGAATTTAATAACTTAAAATCTCCTATAATATTATAAATATTTTGTGGTATTCTTAATTGAATACCTGCTGGTACACTCAATCTACCATTACCCAAATTATTAGCTTGAGCCAATATCCACCATAATGTAGGATCTTTATAATACTTATTAGCCAAAGCATCAAAAGTAGATACTTCATTTGTTATAACATATAAATCATTATAAGCAACAGGTATCACAGGATATAATAATGACTTATATACCCTTTTTCCATCCCATCTTTTATCTTGTTGTGCAAATGAATATCTATTCATAAATTATTATGGATTTTGTACTGTTTGTGGAACCAAATTTGGTACTGGCGGAACTAAATTTTTTCTTGGTTTATCCGGTACCATTATTTTATCAGAAAATGAATCTGGTTTTGATACAGGCAATCCACCTTGTTGATTAATATCAATTCCATTAATATAATCACCATTTTTATCCAATACTCTCCAAGCATTTCCAAAATTGTTTCCACCAGCAATTGGTCTTTCTTTTTCCAATAAATCTAAACTCAAATTTAATTCACATTCTCTAGGAAACTGTGCATAAGTATTTTTGCTATTGTTCAACTTAATAATTCCATTTAAATAAGTCCAATCATTTTTTTCTGCATATTCTTCACTGAAAGTTTCCCAGACACAGTTATCTGGTATATTCATACCAACGCTTTTAATCACCGCAGGTTGATATTTGTATATATCACCAATTGTAAATTTAACCAATGGAGGTATAATAAACTTAGAATAGATATTACTAGTAGTCTGTCCTCCTTGTGTATAATTAGCAGGTTTAGTTAATCCTACTAAATAATTAATTCTTTGCCACATTGGCAACAATTCTTTTATGCTATTAGCAACAACATTAAATTTAAAACTTAGTGTTCTGGAGAATCCTTTGTATGATTGTAATTTATCAGCTCTACCAATATATTCAATAGCAGTCCAATCTGCATTTAAGTTTTCATTTAATCCAGTAACTGTAGCTCTAAATGGAATATATTTATCATTTACAACATCATAAAAATAAAACTTTATTAAATCACTATCTTCAGTGTATTTATCATCAAAAACACTTCCTGATAAAACACTCAACAAATTAATTTTATCACTATATTTTGCACCAGAAAATCCTTTTCCATCTTCATCATCCAACAGTTGTTTTCTTTTATCTCCTCTAAATTTTGTAAGATATCCACCATTTCCATAATTAAATGGACTGGTTCCTTTTTGTTGTGCATATGGATCTTTAGTTAGTTGTGATATAAAATCATATCCTTTAAATGTTGCATTTGAAAATTGTGGGTTAATCAATTCAGAATCAGATTGTTTAACAACAGTATAACCCGCACTTTCAATGTTCGTTAATACTTGTTTTAAATTATCTTCTATATTCTTTACCGCATCAGATTCTTTATCTGTAAATTTAGTTGGATATTTTTGTTTTGAATCGGCATAATATGCCAAATTAATCAACATTTCAGAATTTTTAAATTCTTGATTTGGTTCAATATTATGTCCAACTGCTCTTCCATAAAATTGATATGCATCAGATCTTAAAGAAAGTTGAACTTCTTGACCAAATACTTTTGGAAATGTACCAATCGATGTGCCTTCCCATGGCCCTCTTTTACCAATTAATAAATAAGTACCATCAGCTTGTCTAAAATATCTACCTCTAACACCTGTTGTTTCATCAGTATCACCTTTTCTTACAGTATTATCACTCGTTCCAGCATACCATTTTTGTATAACTTTTTTATCAAATGTATGTTTTAATGTTCCTGGTGGTTGTTCAAATACAGCTCTTGTTGATGCCATTATACCGTATGTAGATTCCCCAACTTTATATTTTTCTCCATTTGGTTGACCTACTGGTATAAATGCACCAAATAATGTGCTAGATTTAAAAAAGTTTCCTACTCCAGATAAAAATCCTGCACTTTTACCGCCACCCCATGTATTTTGGAAATTCTTATTAGCATTAGTAGCAGTTGAACCACGAATCAATCCTTTACCACCAGCTTTATTGATAGATGGTAATGCACCTGCACCAACAGTTCCTTTTGGTGGTGTTGGTTTATTTAAACCTAAAGCATTTGATACTGCACCAAGTCCTAAAGCACCAAGGACACCACCCAGATTTGGTTCAATATGTCTAGTTGGACTAGGTATAATTCCAAAAGATGCAATACTAGTTGATGCTAAAATAGGCATCAAAGGATTGTATATCTTAGTTTCGTTGAAAGTATTTAGTCCTTGTAGTACTAATTGTTTACCTAAGAAAATTACACCGTTACCACTTACACTAAACTTTGATACTCTTACTACATCTTGTAATGCAGATCCAATTGGTAATGCTCTGCTTTCATATCTTTTTAAGCCATTTACACCTTTTCTTGCATTATTAGGATTAACAGTAATAAATGGTTGTCTAGGACCAAATCTTAACAAACCATTATTGTAATCGGTTTGTAATTTATACTTGTTATAAATCGCATCACTATTTTGTGCGTATAATACGCTTAATTCGCCAGGTTCTCTAAGATTATTAAATCCAGATGGCAATGTATAACCCGCACCAAGAATTTGCGTATTGGTAGTAGATATTGGAGCTGGTGTTTCTAAATTATTAAGATTTGCCATATATTATAAATATCCAACAGTTTATCATTGACCTCTAAATTTTGTAGCAACTCCAACTGCAGTGCTAACTTTTGTACCATCTATATTCACCGCAATGGCTCCACTCTTCATCAATCCTATTAATTCATCCAATTTATTAACAACTTCATCGCCACCTCCACCAGCAGCACCTTTAGCAGTATTACCTAATAAAGCCAATCCCGCAACATTTAATAGATTTACATTATTAATTTCTTTATTTAATCCTTTAATTGCTTCTGTAATGTTTTCTATTCCTTCTACTATTGCTTCATCTTTAAACATTTGTAATGTACCACCAATTGAAGATAGTGCCATTGAAGCATTATTTAATGCTGGACTAATAGCAGCCAATGCAACCAACTGTAACATCATACCACCACCTAAAAATGATAACATACCACCACCAGCCATTGATGCACCAAATGCAAGTACTGCACCAGACAATGTATATAATCCCATTCCAATTTTTAACAAATCAAGATTATTCATCAATGCAAATCCTTCACCAAATAATTTAGTAGAATATCCTACGGCCAACATTGCTGCACCAAATGCTAACATTACACCAACCAATGGCCATAAAATTGGTTGTAAAGGAGCCATTACTGCGGCTAACACCCCTAAAGTTACTCCCATTACTACTGCTGCGGTTGCCATTTTACCAAGTGAACTCCAATCAACACTATTAAATTCTTGTCCAGCTTTTGCTAAAATATACATTGCACCAGCAAATGCCAACATTGCAACACCCAATGATAATAATTGTGCAGGTTTAATTCCTTTAACTGTATCCATGAATTTATTTCCACCACCTGCACCACCACTAGTAGGACCAGCAGCAGCTGGTGCAACTCCTTTACCACCAACATTACTGGTAACATTTTGAACGGCTGAACTTGCACTGGATGCAGCGGATTTTGCAGCATCTGTTGCAGTTTTCACTACATCTTTAATTTTATTTCCCATCAACTTGTTAATGCCCATAAAAGCAAGTTTAAATGGCCATGTAATTGCATTAACCAATACAGTTGTCCAAGTTGTAGAACCAAATGTTGCTACTGCTAATATTACTAAACCTGCCAAACCAGCACCCCATCGTCCAATATCATCACTTTTTAAAAAACTAGAAAATCTATCCAATTGATCGGCAATTAATTTAAATAGATCAACACCAGGTGCAAAATAATCCCATATTTTTGAAACTAAATTGTAAAATTCTTTAAATGGTGCCAATACAAGTGTAACCATTATTCCACTAATTTTAAGCAAAATAGAAACAATTGGCATTAAACCATTGAGTATTGGTAATAGTATTTCTGATAGTTCTACCATTATTTGATTAATCGATGCGGTAATCTTTTCTTGTTGACTTGCTAATTGTTGTGATAATAATTCTTTCTTGTATTTGTCAGATAAACTTTCTTTTGTTTTATCCATCACTTTTTGTTTAGCTGTCAACTTTTCATATGTTTCAGGATCTTCCAAACGCAATTGATTCAATTCTTGTTGTTTTGCGTTCATCTTATCCATTTCTTCAACTGACATTCCCAATGCTTTTGCAATGCCCATTCTTTGAAAATAATCCATCTTCGATACATCACCAGCTTCTTGTAATAATCTAGATTGTTCTTTTGCAAGATTTTCTAAATCACCTGCATATGCCAATTCTCTTGCCTTTTGAAGATTAACATCTTTACCAAACAATACACTTGCTTCCATTTCATCATTTATTGATGTTTGAAAATCTAACATTCCTGCAGCAGCTTTACCAACTGCTTCTAATGATGTACCTAATCTTTTTGCTTCAATTGCGCCTTTTATCAATGCATCAACACTGCCTCTAATTAAAGATCTTACTTCTGCTGAAGGTTTTGCAACTTCTTTCATTACTGCACCATATGGAACACCAGCAGCTTTTGCCATACTAGCTGCAGCTCCAGCAGTTTCTCTGGCTACTTTTGATGACATACCACCAATACCCATGAAATTTTGCATTAATGCAGTAGAATCTTCCGCACTAACACCCAAATTCTGTTTCATCAAAGAAACATATTCTATATTTTCTCTATTTGCAATTGCAGTATCACCAAATGCATTTGCCAATTGTTGAGCAGATTCAGATGCAACTTCAACTGTTACGCCAAATCCAGCTAAATCTCTACTAGCAACTCTAATATTTGTTTCTATTTGTTTTGTTTGAGATGCTAAAAATCCCGTATTTTGTCTAAAACTCATTGCAGCATTATCCAATTCTGCAAATCTTTGAGCGGATAATTTAATCAATTCAAATCCAGCCGTTAATGGATTTTTTAATTGATTCATTGTTGAAAACAAACTAGCAGCTCTTTCATTTAATGGAGTAAAAACATTAATTATACCTCTCAATGCATCACCTTGTTCTTCCAACAATCCTAAATTTTTCTGAAGTGATTTGGCTAAATCCTTAGTATGTTCTAGTTCTCTTTCTCTTTCACGATTGATTGCTTGAAGCCCTGCCAATTCATCTTCTTGAGCACTATTCAAATTTTCTTGTGCTTCAAGTTCAGCTTGTCTTTGTTTTCTTTGATAATCGGACGATGCCATATGTATTATAAATATAATACCTATAGTTTTTTACATCATTTTCCTTTACTAATATTTGGTCTAGCAATAGGTTTATTTGAAGATTTATTTGATTTTTCCATTGCTTCTTTTTCTTTTTCTTTGGTGTCTATCAATTTTTTCAAATAAAAAATGCGTAAATACACAGGTAAATTATAAGCAATGTCCTGTGTAAACGCACCTTGTGAATGATATGCCAGACTAAATATCTGTTCGTGAATCAACAACTTATCTTCCGGTGTCAGGCCAAAAAAACTGTACCGTTAGCGGTACACCTATCCTTTCTTCATGATTACATTGTTCACATCTAAAGTCAAAATTCAAATCAATATCAGGAGTTCTTTCTTTAATCAACTTTCTTAATTCAAAACTGTCTCTGGATGTCAATTCTGTTTCAATAAATTTCTTGATTTCTGCCTTATCTGCATTTCCATTAACTGCAATAATTGTGTATCTTAATCTAGTAGTTACCTCGGATGTATTACCAGTTTTAATCTTTTGTAACATCTTTAACTCATTTTCAATTTGTTTTTCATCTCCTGATGTTAACAACTTACATGTTACTGTCTTTTTACAATAAGGAAGTTGAATATCAAATCGATTTACATTTGGTTGATATTTTGAAAATTCAATTTCTTTATAGTTCAATTCACCTAAATTAAATGTACATTCATTATTTTCTCTACATGATGGACATTTGATTTGAAGTGGACCATAATTATCGCCATAAGCAAATCGTCTTGTTGCAACAAAAATAGCATTTTTATCACCCAATAACAAATCATCCAATTTTACATCTTTATCTACTATAAGCGATTCAATTAATTTATCAAGAACTACACCCTTTTTAATATAATTTTGGTTGGTAAGAATATCTTCTTCTTTTGCAGTCATTACCTTCAAATTAATAGTACCACTACTCAATGGACTGGAAGAATCATAAAAATGTCCATTGCTTGGCAATTCAACCACTTCAGATGGATATGTAGATTCTTGTTTTGGTTGTGACACATTTCCAGCAAATTGATTAGCTGGTTTTGTAATAGGAATTGTATAGTCGTCCATAAATTATAACTTTCAGTATACCAATATATAGTATAAAGTTATAATTTTTATT